CTTGTATAAGTGTGTTGAAAGTGAGAGGAACTATCCTCTGCACCTCCTAGGCTCAGTTCTTCTGAGCAGTCCAATCCCTTTAGAAAAGGATCAGATCCATCGGCGTTTTAGCGCGAGGTTGCCGAACCTCACTGACGTAGATAAGTGCTCACGAGAGGTATCGGGATTTCCGATAACCGTGAAACACTTGAGAAGCGCCGAGTCGCCGTCGATGACGTCGACTCTTCTAACTGGTTTCAGCACGTATCCCCGGCTTTTTGGCCGTTGGTATTGCTTTGACCAGCCATGGGTTGATCGAGCGTTGCTGAAACTCTCCCAACCCAAAATCTCATCGCCTTTCGCAACAGATGGAAGCGTACCGAGGACACTTTCGACCTCATTACGGACCAGCTGTGCTGTCTTCCAACACCCAGCCCAATAGAGCTGGTTGGCGAAAGACACGGAAGAAGCGATACTATGCACGTCAGCTCTGTTGTTGGGTAAGCTGCGACGAAGGTACACAGGTGTAACCTTTGTGCCGTCGTAGTAGTCCCCGCCACACGATTCTCTGAACTTCCCAGTCCAGAAACTCTTAGCGGCATTGACCTTGAAACCGAACAGCTCAAGATCAATTACAACAGAAGGTGCCATGTGGGCGGAGACAACCATGTCATCTCCGTACACGTAGACATCATGTGATGCTCTAAGCACCGATGATGGCGTAGGTGTCCGTCCGTTTCTATGCAACTTACTCGAGATGATCGCAATGAAAAAAGCGACCGCCTCAATTGGGAAGCACAGAGCGGACCCCATTGACGCGAACTTCTTCAGATGGCAAATAGTTCCATCTGGCAAAGTCGCCCGTGACGAACGGCAACTAAGAACCTCACGTAGGAAACTAGGTGAGACCTTTAGCATCCGTTCGACAAGGGATAAGGACACTCGGTCGCTCGCATCCGATAAGTCTAGTGTGGCATAGTAGCCACCACGACTTCCCGCGCGAGCGAGGTTATTATTTATCGTCTGGTCAGTAAAGTTTACATGACCAGCGGTAAATCGTCCACGTGTCTCAATACGTGGGCGTAACCAATCGGCGATGGCCTGTTGCATGAACTGGTACGCAACCGGTTCCTTCGCTATAATCCGAGGTGTCTTCATCGTCTTTGGAACAGGGACAACAACTGAAGTTGTCTCGTTCCCGGGTAGAGGATAGTCTATGGACTGGACGCGATCCATCGCATCGTCGTTCAGAATGTTTGACACTCCGAACTCGGAAAACGGGAAGACCTCGTCTAACTGCTTGGGCCACTCGAGGAAAAGCCACTTTGCATTACCTCTAATAGCTTGCGCAGTAGTTCCACGTCCATGTCGTGGGTGATACTCGTTATAGCGATCCAAATCAGAACCGCTATGTAGAATGTCACTCCAGACGATTGCAGAGACCTTTTCAAAAGTTTCTGCAAGGTCTTTCGGTACGACATGATTACTAACCTCCGTTTCTACTGAGAGGAAGCGTGTAACAGCTCTTGCTACACGTTTGTCAGATGACAGTGCGTTTAATTTTGAGAGGAGACGACATACTTGTCGTACCCCCCAAATCGAACGTGTCTGTTCATCTGACTTTTCTCGTAGGACACCATCAGCGTCGAAGATTTGGTCAAAGAAACCTCCAAGAAATTGGGGGAGACTTCTGCGCTTCCTGCATTTGAATGCAGTGGCGTGAGACGGTGACCAACGACCTAACTTCAGACCTAATTCAAGGCCTGAAGCTAAAGTCGGAAGAGTAATCGTCAAAAACGATTGCCCTTCAGCTCCGACTCTCCTCGTGATCTCTAACAGATCACGGTTGGGGTTGACACCACACAACATCCCACAATCAAGTAGGATGCTGAGAGTGACGTCTAACAGGCTTTTCATGGTAACCTCCGAATGAGGAATCCATTCCTGGCCTGTGATCCGAATGACGGGACCTCCCCCTTGCGGGTTACTCGGGAGCTGTCTTCAGCTCGTTGTTAAACGTTACCGCGAAGAACGTCATCGAAATACTGCACATCGTCGGTCGGGTCATATAAGAATGTGGCCAGACCGTGCAGCATCTTTGCCCAATTCGTGGTAGTCCCGAGTACGCCAACATCCGCGACAATGTAGGCAGTAGCCGTGTTCACCGAGTTGAGGTCGGAATTGATCGGGTCAGCAACCAGTTCACGCTCGGTTAATCTAACCGTATAACGCGTCCTGGACTTGCCAACCTGACGACCGACGAACATATCGATGTAGTGGCTAGAGCTTACAGTGTAGCGGTAGTTGGCTGAGGTTGGTCCGACGCCTATGCGTTCGAACGAAAAGGTCGAACTGCCTGCGCCAGAAATGGCGACAGCAGCTGTTGCCCCCGTAGGTGCGACAACGCGTAGGTTGATTGGATCATCAAGCATCGATTAGTCACTCCCGTAAGCGTTGGCTAGTCTATCTCCAAACATCACGTTTGAGGTTAGACGCTAGATAGCCAATACGCCGGATTGAGGGCAACTTGCGAGAAGTCGCAAGTGCAGCAAGGATCGCTTTCTGCCGAAGTGTAAAATCGGCAGTCTTCAATCCAAAACCGAAAGGTGAGGCTTTCTGACGATATTTACTCTTCCAAATAGAGGAAAAGTGAAGATCATCAGAACCAGGCGCTACAGAGAAAACCGGAGTACCGGCAAACGTTCTCTCGTAGTAATCCCAGGCGACATGCGCATGTACGTCGAATCGGTCAGTGACCGTCTGCATAACATGAGCATTGTCTAAAGTCTCATTATCGACAGCGTTCGACGACACATTGGACATAATGTCCCCTACGTTGGCGAACCAGTCGATAAGCCACGACCAGGGCATGAGCTCGTAAATCAGCGATGGTGTTGCGTTAACACCGAAGAGCGCTGATTTCGCTTTCTCTGTCCATCTATCAGACCCGATGTCAGGGACGTAGTACTTGAAAGTACCAACGAACCATGACTCAGTGATTGTTTGGGTGCGCGTCTTCCAAGACACGAACCCGGTCATGTCAGAGTCGGCGCCAGCGTTAAAGGGTCCTAATGAATAGAACTCTTCTAACGTACTAGAGCCGCCAGATGACCCATCTCCCATCCATGTAAATGGATAAGGGATGTAACCGTTTTCCCAATCACTGCTGATAGTGTCTTCATCTCTCTTCGATCGCCGTTTGATTGAGATGCCGTTGTTAATGACCAGCTTACGTAAAGCTGACGACATTACCCTTTGGGACTCGTAAAGATTAACGAGGTCCTTCAGGAACGGTTTCCAACCGAACTCAATATTCAAGTACTCAGAACCGATGTCTCGAAAACGAGCAGATCGGTGCTTGAGTGCGAGAATAGGGATACGGGGGATTTGGTGGAGCTCTCCGATCAATAGACCGAGAGTGCCAAACGGATTCCCCGGGCGAAACTTTCGTATGTAAGAAGATCCGAGAGCATTAAGCTCGAGTTTCTTGTCATCATACGAAGGTACGATGGGCTCGTTCAACGCAACGTTCGTGGCGCCATACCAAAAATTATCCGAGAAAGCTCGGGTAAGGGCAGGACGCCAGTGAAAAGTTGACTGAGGACCGAGGATGTTATTTTCCGATTCGACTAAGCCCCTAACAACTTCAGGAGCTTGGTATGTACGGGTCATCCCAAGTCCCGGATTCTCAATTTCACGGTAAACGTGAAACGGATCATCCGAGTCGAGCCAGCGGCCATCTCTAAAGAGATGACCATCCGATCGAAGAAGAGCACGGTAGTCGCGCCCAGTCACGAAGGTATCACCTGCATCAGTCTGGTGCAGGCGGTCAACAGTAGACTGGATTTTGAGAGGTTGCGACAACCGAGTGGCTCCTTAAGGTTAAACATCCGAAGATGTAGGGATATGTCAAGAGACATATGTGGTGTTACCACTAACGGGGTCCCGTAAGGGAC